CATAAGCATGCGGGCGGAGGATTACCTTGATTTGCCGGATCAAATAATCGACGACATACCGGTCGCGTTGGACGCCGTCGCGGAAAAGGCATATAAACGCATGGAACGCGAATTATTACTGGAAGTCGACGAAAGCACGATAACCGCGGGTTCGGCCGGAGTCTTGACAGGTAAGCTATTGCAATTATGCAACGGCGCCGTGTATGACGGCGATCGCCGGGTACATGCGATCCACGAGTGCAAAGTCGAGGCGTTTTTAGAGCTTGTCGAGCAGCTAAACGGCAAGTCGGCGTTGGTTTTTTACGGCTATCAGCATGACCGCGATCGGTTGCTTTTTGCCCTTGCGTGTTCGGGGCTGCGCGTTCGGACGTACCAAACGCCGGCCGACGGCGTGGATTGGAACGCCGGGCATATAGATATCATGTTGGTACATCCCCTATCGTGTGCGTACGGCCTTAACCTACAGGACGGCGGACATCATGTAATTTGGTTTGGGTTAACATGGTCGTTGGAACAATATGAACAGGCGAATAAACGCCTTCACCGCCAGGGGCAGCGCCATTCGGTTATAATTCACAGGTTGATCGTTCAAAAAGGCATGGACGAAGACATAATAGCGGCGTTGCGTTGTAAGGGCGATACGCAGGGCGCCTTGATTGACGCATTAAAAGCGCGGATACTGACAGCTAAGGACGGGACATAACATGACCGCGAAGTTGACTTTTACGAAAGACAGATTGCAAAGCGTATATTGGCTAAATAAAAAAATCCAGGCGAATAAAAAAGAGCTGGAATGGTTAAGATCGTTGTATATACCGCAGCCAATGGCCGTAAACGCCGGTCATATGAAAAAAAGGTACAAGGCGGATCGATTATGCGGCACGGTCGTTAAAATCGTCGACATCGAACGCGAAATACAGGATGATACGGCAAGGTTGATTCGGGCGTTGCGCGACATAAAAAAACGCATTGACCGCATACCTGATCAGCGGCTTAGACTGATTTTGCAAAAACGTTATTTGAATTTCGAAAAATGGGACGAAATCGCATACGATTTCGACATGGATTTAAGATGGGTATATCGCCTTCACGGCCAAGCGTTGCAAGCGTTTGCGCAAGTTATAATTTGACCATTTAAAGCCATTATTGACATGTGATATTATATATACTACAGAGCACTGCGGACGGATACCGGCCGCGGTGTTTTTTGTGTTTTTTGGGCGAAAGGTGTGACAAAATATGAAAAAATTAACCGACAGGCAGCAGCGCTTTGTCGAAGAATACATGGTGGATTTAAACGCGACGCAGGCGGCTATACGTGCGGGTTACAGCGCTAAAAACGCGAGCAAGATTGGGCCGGAGGTGCTGGGCAAAACTAGAGTGAGGGCCGCCGTCGATCGTGCGCGAGCCGAACAGTCAACAAGGACGGGCATTACAGCCGATCGCGTGCTTCGCGAATTGGCGAAGATCGGGTTCGCGGATATAACCGATGTTGCCGATTTTGATACCGCGCTTGCACGGAAAAAAGCGGAACGCGACGACACTGCGGCAATACAAACGCTTAAAGTCAAAAGGACACCGACGGAGGAAGGGTATATCGTCGAACGCGAAATCAAAATGCATGACAAAGTAAAGAGCCTTGATTTAATCGGGCGTCATCTTGGCATTTTTGACAATAAGTTGAAAATCGAAGGCGAATTTCAAGTCAACTTTACCGGCGACGACAACTTGCCGGATGATGACTAGTGTCGCACTAGTAACACTAACCGCCGGAACGGCTGATTTATAAGCGCATAGAGTTATTAATTCATATTAACCGCCGAAAGGCGGTTTTATCATGGGCTGAACCGTGCGAATTTAACAAACGTTCTAGAATCGACAAAAAGGCCCCTTCCAGCGATTTGATATATCGGACGATAATTTTAATCGCCTTCACGTTTGAAAGGGCTAGAATTCAAAATCGGGGGCATAGATATCGATTTGCGCAACGGTATTGTTATGCATATTAAATTTATACGCGACATGTATGTAACTATATGATTACACGTACAATGTTTTTGCCTGATATCATCGGTAAAGGCTATAAACGGTTTTGGCAGTTTAAGGGACGATACCGGGTTGTAAAGGGTAGTCGCGCAAGTAAAAAATCGAAGACTGCGGCGCTCTGGTATATTTGGCATATGATGAAATGTCCCGGCGCGAATCTGATTGTCGTCCGCAAGGTTTTCCGCACGTTGAAAGATTCATGCTATACGGAATTGAAATGGGCCATTAACCGGCTTGGCGTCGCGCCGTTATGGGACGTCAAAGAATCGCCGTTGGAAATAACCTATCGCAAGACGCGACAAAAGATATTTTTCCGCGGGCTCGACGATCCGCTGAAAGTAACGTCGATAACCGTCGAAAACGGCGCGTTGTGCTGGATGTGGATCGAGGAAGCATACGAACTAAGCCGCGAGGATGACTTTAACGCGCTTGACGAATCGATCCGGGGCGAAGTACCGCCGGGCCTGTTTAAACAGATTACGCTGACGTTCAACCCCTGGAACGAACATCACTGGCTTAAAGGCCGCTTCTACGACGCGCCTGACGCCGATACGCTTGCGTTGACGACCAGTTATCTAACCAATGAATGGCTTGACGAAGCGGATTTACGCGTGTTCGAAACAATGCGTCTTAACAATCCCCGGCGTTATCGTGTCGCCGGACTTGGCGAATGGGGTATCGTTGAAGGCGTTATTTATGAAAACTGGATAGAACAAGAATTTACGCTTAATGAAATCAAGGCGTTACCCAGTGTAAGAAGCGTCTTCGGCTTAGACTTCGGCTATACGAACGATCCTTCCGCCATGTTTTGCGGGTTGATATGCGTTCAACGCAAAACGATATGGGTATTTGACGAATTGTATAAAAAGGGGTTGTCCAATGAAGCGTTGTTCGCGATGGTTGACCGTATGGGACATCGCAAAGAACGTATTATCGCGGATTCAGCCGAACCAAAAAGCATTGACCGTTTACGCGAACTCGGCATATCCGGCATACGCGCGGCCCGGAAAGGCCGTGACAGCGTCAGCCACGGGATAGATTACATACAGGACTTTTACATTATCGTACATCCGCGCTGCGTAAATTTTATTACCGAAATCAGTAACTACACCTGGGGCGAAGACAAGACCGGTAAAAAGCTGAACAGGCCGGTCGATGATTTCAACCACTTGATGGACGCTATGCGCTATGCGATTGAGGATTTCAGCCGCGGCAAAAGCTTTTCGTTCGAATAAGCTGGGATACAGGATAAAACATGATAAGCATTATGGATAAAATAAACGGGTTTATCCGCGCCGGCGCGACGGCGGCGATGACGGACCGCCAATTTTACGAAAAAGAGATCGCGAAGTGGAAAAACTCCGATACGCGCAAGACGCAAATCGTGGGTTGCGCGTATTATCGGGGGCAACATGATATCTTAAGTCGAGTTAGAACAGTAATCGGCCGCGACGGAAGGCTTGAGGAAGTCCGGAACTTGCCGAACAACCGTATTGTCGATAATCAATATGCAAAAATGGTCGACCAAAAAACGGATTATCTTTTCGGTAAACCATTCACCGTCCAAACGGAAAATGAAAAATACGAAGACGCGCTGAAAGGCGTATTCAACCGGAAATTCCTTCGGATGTTACAAAACCTCGGCGAAGACAGCATAACTTGTGGCTTGGGCTGGCTGTATATTTATTACGACGTAGACGGGGCGTTTTGCTTTCGCCGGTTTCCGCCCCATGAAATCCTGCCGTTTTGGCGCGACGCCGAGCATACCGTATTGGACTTAGCGGTTCGGGTATACGAAGCTGAAGCGTATGAAGGCCAGGAGTCAAAAATAATTGAAAAAGTTGAAATATATAAAGATTCCGGGATTGAACGGTACGTTTTGTCAGACGGAATTCTTGTTGACGACGTTGAAAATCCATCGTCGGATTACATGACGTTTAAAGACGCGTCCGGAAATGTACACGGCTACAACTGGGGGCGGATACCTCTAATTGCGTTTAAATACAACGACGAGGAAATACCGCTTATTACCCGCGTAAAGAGCCTCCAGGACGCAATCAACGTAACGATGTCGGACTTCCAGAACAACATGCAGGAAGACAGCCGAAACACGATATTGATAATCAAGAATTATGACGGCGAAAACCTTGCGGAGTTCCGGCACAACCTTGCTACATATGGAGCGGTGAAGGTCAAGACGATCGACGGTTCCGAAGGCGGCGTCGACGCGCTGCAGGTCGAAGTGAAAGCCGAAAACTACCGGATAATGCTTGAGCTCTTGAAAACCGCGCTCATCGAAAACGCGATGGGCTTCGACGCTAAGAACCTGAAGCAATCTGGTGCGCCGAATCAAATGAACATACAAAGCATGTATTCCGACGTCGACCTCGACGCCAACGGCATGGAAACGGAGTACCAGGCCTCGTTCGAGGAGCTGTTGTGGTTTGTGAACGTTCACTTTGTGAATACCGGAAAGGGCGATTTTAGCGCCGACGAAATCGAAATCATATTCAACCGCGACATGTTGATGAACGAGAGCGACACGATAAACAACATCCGGAACTCCGAGGGGATACTCTCGAACGAAACGCTTGTCGCGCAACATCCCTGGGTGACGGACGCGGCCGTCGAACTCGATCGGCTAGACAAAGAAAAACAGGGGCAAGCGGATATATACGCGGACGCGTTCCGGACGGATAAAGGCGCGCCAGGCCAAAAGGCGGACGGCGGCGGCGGTGATCAGGCTTGAAAAGCGCTGACTATTGGCGACGCCGGTTTGCGCTGCTCGAGGAATCGCAAAATAAACGCACGAATCTCACTAAAAACGATATCGAACGCCATTTTACGACGGCGCAGCGTGCGCTCGATGAACAAATTCATGCCTGGTATGGCCGTTTCGCCGATAATAACCAAATACGCCTTGCCGACGCGAAAAAATGGTTGACGGACAAAGAACTGGCGGAGTTAAAGTGGGACGTCAACGAATACATAAAATATGGCAAGGAAAACGCGCTAAACGGGCAATGGATAAAACAGCTTGAAAACGCCTCGGCGCGTGTTCATATATCGCGCCTCGAAGCGCTGAAGCTCCAGACGCAAAACGCGATGGAGAGGCTTTTCGCGACGCAGCAAGGCGCCGTCGATAGGTTGTTAAAGGACACTTATACAGACGGATATTATAAGGCCATTTATGAGATACAGCGCGGCGAAGGCGTCGGGGGTGCGTTTACGGGTATAAACGAAGACGCGCTGCGCAAGGTAATATCAAAGCCATGGGCCGCGGATAGTGAAACGTTCAGCAGCAGGATATGGGCTCAAAAAGACAAGCTCATCGATGAAATACATTCGCAGCTTACGCAGAACATGATACTGGGGAGGCCGCCGGACGCAGCGA